GCCCTGCTCAATGATTGTCTGTGCGTCTTCAATATTACCGGTGATCATTGCAATAGCAGATCCGGTATCATCATAGATATAGCGTAGCTCTGCACCGACGTTTTGCAGTTGATCATAAAAAGTCGAGACATCTGGGAAGAGTCCGTTACCATCGGCAGTTGCACGGACATACAACGCGCCCATTTCGTCACCGATAATGGACAGGGTATCTGAAACCTTTACCCCTTCCCCGGCAAAGGCATCTGTTTCAGTCCTAAGCCGGTTAAATTCTTTTGTCATCTTTGCGTTTTCTTTGTCGATACGGGCTGCGTCGATAGCGCCACCAATTGCAATATATGCAGCTACGGCTACGGCGCCCCATGCTGCAACGGCACCACCGGCAACACTTGATGATGCGCTCATTGCTTCTGTCGATGCGGCTGTTGCTTCTGCACTTGTACCGAGTGCTGTTAATTCAGTCCCGGTTACGGCTGTTTCTGTGCCAAGGGCGTAGACAGTGACCTCTGCACCTGATGCTGCAGATTCAAATGCTGCGACTCCAGCCTGAGCCGCTGTTGCCCCGTTTGCAAGCGACCCTGAAAAAGCAGCACCAACAGATCCAACTGATGCTCCAACGCCTGATAAACCTCCGCCGGAGGATGCTGCAGCACCACCTCCAGAACTAAACATTGAACTGCCAGCTGATGATGTAGCAGCACTGCCTAGTAGCCCAGAAAATGAAAAGCCACTTCCTCCACCTCCACCATCACCAAATACGGGCATACCAGCAACTTTCAACATGGCCCACCGGGCTATCATGTCAGAGACTAATCGGTACAGGCCGTCCCGGATCGTATTGAATGCATCTTTTGCAATATTGCTCCAATCCTTGAATCCAGTCTGAACATTCTTATAGATAAGATCACCAAGTCCGCGCTGCGCATTTCTATAGAAGTTCTGCGTAATCCTGTCGACTTCACCAATCGACTTTTTACCCTGGCTTTCAAAGTCCTCCATCGCAGTTATTTGTTCATACTGTGATGCGATATATTCTCGGCTTACATCAATGCCTTCATCCTGGGCCCGGATCCAGTCAGCTTCTACTCTGGCCGCTGTTTTCCCCTGCGTTGTCCTGACCTTTAAAATACGGATCTGGTCGTCGAGTGATTTTTTATAATCGTATGTTGCTTTTATGCCTTTGAACTCTGCAGCAGCTTCTGCATCAACCTGTTTTAATAGCTCATCAAATTCTGCCGCCGCCTGTTTTGTAGCTGCTGCAAGCTCCTTTTTTGCAGCCTTTTTTGCAGAAGCCAGATCTATTGTTGATGTTTTTGACCTCGCTGCAGTACCTATAAATAGCTCAGATGTTGACCTTAATTCTGTTTCTCTTTTGTTTAACCCATCTATCTGATTTATAAGGATTTTCTGCTCTTTGATTAAACTTGATATTTCTTTACGATAATCTGCAGCAAATGCCATTACTGACGGGTTTGTATTCCCTTTTAGAAGAACAAGCTGTGATCGGAGTAATTTTACTCTTTGTTCGTTACGTTCAAGCTGTTTTCCTATTCTTCCCTGTTCTGTATAAAATCCATCTGACACTGCTGTTGTAGCGGCGGCAGCGTCATTATAAGCGTCTTTGGTAACCTGTAACATAATGTTTTGCTTGCGTAACTGTTCTGTTACGAGTGCAATGGCAGACGCCTGTGAAACACCGCTCGCTTCCTGTGCGGTAGTTAGCCGATCAAGAGTTATGTTTAATTTTTTGATTTTCTGACGGTGTTTTTCAGCACTAGCCGTTGCAGCACCCATATCTGCCTGGCTAATTGCGTCAATTAAACCCTGATCACCAATCAGTCCGTTAGTGATATCACTGATAGCACCTGCGAGCCCAGAAAATGACCGTGTGAGGTTGTTTGTTACAGTTGCAACACCACTTGAATTTGACAAATAAAGAGCAAATGAGTTACCTAGCTCGGTCCAGGACCTGGAGACTGTTTTTGTCATAGTGCTAAATTCTTTATCTATGAGATCAGACTGACTCTTGAGTGCATCAACAACAATCTTGGTTGTTATCTTTCCCTAGACCCCAAGCGCCCTGAGTTGCCCGAGTTCAACGCCCATGCCAGCAGCGATCGCACGGGACAATCGTGGCGTTTGCTCCATCACGGAATTCAATTCCTGGCCACGTAAGACGCCTGATGCCATGCCCTGTGACAGTTGCAGTAAAGCCGCATCAGCTTCCTGTGCCGATGCACCAGACACGACGATGGCCTTAGACACAGTGCTTGTTATTAGTGCCAGGTCAGCCTGTGATACATTTAAATTCTTCGTTGCTCGTGCGAACTTGGTATAGAGATCTCCAACGCTGGTTAATTTTATACCGGTTGTTTGGGCTATGTTAAAAACATCTTGCTGAGCACGAGCAAATTCGGCTGAAGAACTTGTGGCTAAGTCTAATCGGCTGTTTAACTGCTTCATTGCATCAGTTATCCCAACCATTTTCGTTGCCACTCCGATGGCAACAAACGCATACATTATGTTATTCATGGCGCCCATGCTGTCTTTCATTTTGTCAGCATGATTATGTGCAGATTTAGTCTGAGTGTTTAGGGCATTAAACTCCTTTCTAGTCAGCTTCAGTGTGCCGATTAATTGTTTTCCATCAGCTTTAAGTCGGACTGTAAGGATTCGCTCAGTCACTGTTTATTCCTCAAGTATAATCAGCATCTTTTATACCGGCCTTAATCCGCTGAATATTCCGCATGCTCATGGTGATTCCTTGCTCATATTCAAGCTGGGTCTTAATCTCCCTACTGCTCATTCCACCGGCTGCCAGTGCCAGGATAAGGGAGTCTCTTAGAGAGTTTAAGTATCCTTTGAACTTTGGCAGAAACACGTCAATTTGTATGGATTTCTCTGATTCATCAGAAAGCCTTTGCCACAGGCTAATGAATTTCTCATAGCCCATTTCATCCGCGATTTCTAACCAAACATCAGAAACACCAAAATCTTTTAAAACTGTCTTTTTTAAATCATCCATCGACTTCTCCATTAATAAAAAAGGCAGACCGTGGATGCGGCCTGCCAATATACCGCCGATAAGCTAGTCGGCTAGAACAGGTATTAGTTGCTTTTTAATCTAATATCACAGGTGAACTCATCCGGTAGCCCCTTCGTTTCAAACCAAACCATCTCAAAATGGCCATTGAAAACCAGCTCTGAAAACCCTTTAGATAGGTCAACAGGCGAGGCGAATATTTGGCAGGCCTTAAAAATTCCGGGCAGATGTCCTTCAACGACCAGAAAACCTTTCCGTGGCTTGACCAGGCGATTACTAACGGCATGGCGAACATGTACCGCGAGAACGTGCTGATGCGCATCATTAAAATTCTCAAACGCACACCAGCCGTATTCAGGCTTAAATTTATAAAATGATTTAAGCACAAGAAAGCCCGCATTAAAGCGTTCCCCGTGCAGAGCTGCTATACGCCACAACGGAGGTTAAGCGGCCTCGAATCGGGGTGGGAACTTTAATCACGGAATATTCTTCGCCATATGCCTGCAGCTTGCCTACGGCATTGCCGTTTCCATCAACCACCTGGAACGGCTTGCCGGTTGTATATGGCTTCGCGACCACATAGGAAACAGTACCTCTTGCCCCCATAATAATGCGCTCTGAACCAAGATCAGACCCCGCCACATTTGTGGAAAATGAAGGAATCCCTTTGATCATTTCAAGGTTTCCGTCATTTCTTAAGCTCGAGCCTTCCTTGGATCCGCTGGTTGTGAATTGGTCCGCATTGGTAACGGTGTCGTTAATCGTTGGGTTCATCAGCATGAAGTCAGCGAGCGTGTATCTTTCAGCGCTCAACACGGCTTTTCTGGCCCCTATCGCACGTAGCAACCCATTTAAATGCTCGCCAGTAGGCGTAGAGGCGTTATCCAGATCAAATAATTTAACATTATTTGAATAGCTGTAAGCAATGGTCGCGGTAGTCGCTGTTGGCGTTACGGCCACGCCAAGCTCGCTGACAAGCTGTATATAGCCCAGATTATAATTAGTGATCTGATAATAGGTGCCAGATGATTGAGTATTGCTGCCGTCATATTCTGTAATGGTTGTGCTGTCGATAACCAGGGCAATGGGGTTTTCAATCGACCCTATATTGTTGCCCTGGATATCCGTTACCTGGTGCGGCCTAACCACTGGAAACTTTACGGTTTTGATTATTGAATTGCTTCCATCCAGACGGGCGGCGATGTTTTCCCCCGTAATTGCTGGAGCGCCGTAAGCATCTGCAGCTCTCTGCATTTCTCTACAGATGCGCCGTGCTATTAATTCCTTAAGCAGTCGCGCGTTGCTTTCAACTGATCGCGCATAGGCGTCCCAATTAAGACCGCTCGAAACTGAAAAGTGCATAACTTCATTGGTGATAAGAAATGCGAGTTTCATCGGAATGATGTAGGCGCCATCAGCGGCCTGGGTAACACTGGCCCGGCTGATTGGCTGGCCTTCATAAACAATCCCATCATTCAATACAGCGTCTCCGCTGCGC